CTTACCTCACCCATGAGATAAGCAAACTGTTTTCGTGCGAGTAACCAATACAACTTATCGGCTGCCTCTTTTTGGTATTTTCTTAATTCCATTTTTTTATAAAATTAATGTTGACGTGCTTGCTCTCAAGTCCTGTCTTACAGGCTTCAGTAATCTTTGATTGATCAGCAAATTCATTCATAACTTCTATCTCTAGTTTGTAGCTTCTCCAGACGTTGTAATGCTCACCAAAGCCCCACGGCTTTAAAAGATCCATAGAAACAAGATTGCAATCCATTACCATTGACATCCTTGTGGAAAAAGAACCTGAAGAGCAAATTGCTTTCCATAATTCCTCTCGCTCAAACTCTGATAAATTCATTTCTTGACGGGGTTGGATTTGGTGTTATCTTACCTATATCTACTACTAAATCAACCCCAGTGGACTTAGACATTGAACTGAAGACAATCAACACTCAGCTAACGAAAGAACAAATAAAATGGTTAGACGAAAATAAACCGCCTGAACTTTCTAGAGCTGGTTTCATCAGAACAATCATCCGTCATGCGATGACTAAAAAACAGCTTGACGCTTACGAATCTCAGTTAACTAGATAATCCAATGACGATTAAAGATGAAATTCTTCGCTTGCCGAAGGAATGGCGGTTTGTCGCCGTTCAAAATAAAAGACCCTATCAAAATGATTGGCAGAAAAATCCTTTAACACGTTCTCAACTGTTTAAAGAAATTACAGCAGGTCGATCTACTGGTATTGGTGTTTGCTGTGGTACTCCTAGCGGCGGTCTTCTCTTTCTCGATCACGATGGGCAATCCGCTTCAGAAATTCTTACAGAATGGGGTTTCTCTGTCGGCTCTTTACCTTCTTCTTGGATGGTGACTTCTGGCCGTGTTGGTCGTTTTCAACTCATCTACAAAATTCCAGAAAAATATTGGTCAAAAATAAAAACACGCAAATTTCAAACTGGTGTAAAAGATTCTGATGGTTCTGTAGAACAGATCGAACTTAGGTGGGATGGAGCACAATCAATTGTCTCTGGTAAACATCCAACAACTGACGGATACCGTTGGATGGATGGACGCTCGCCTGATGATCTTGAAATAGCAGAAGCTCCTTTAGCCATTATCCAAAAGATGATGGAACCTAAGAAAACGAAACCTGCACCCGTTGAAGTCTTTAACTCAGACATCGACAAAGCCCGTTCTCTTCTTCAATCAATTAACCCCAATCGAATAGATGATTATGACCAATGGTTAAAAATTGGAATGGCTGCTCACTCTGCAGGTGATTCACTCCTCGCAGATTGGGAAGACCTATCTCAGAAGAACAGCAAATATAAACAAGGTGAATGTGCAAAGAAATGGGATTCTTTTAAACGCTCTGGCATCTCGCTCGGTACACTTCAAAAATTTGCTAAAGAAGATGGTTGGACTCCGCCTCCTCGCATTTTTCCTGATTCTGTTGTTCCTGTTGAAACAACTCCGATCCCTTCAAAACTTGAACAGCTCACATCACAAGAATTAATTTCATTCCTACGAAAGTCAAAACAAGAAATTCGCTTTAATACTTTTTCTCATTCAATCGAAATGGATGGTGAAGTTATTAAAAACATCGAACTGTTTTATTTGACGCTCGCCGAACTTGGATACAAAGTCGAGAAGCAAATGGCGATAGATTGCCTTTTAAAAGTTGCACATGAAAATAAATATAATCCTGTTCGTCTTTATTTAGATCACGTTTCTTCTGAAGTTGAGCCTACATATATTGACCGATTAGCAACAACATATCTTAGACCGCAAGACGCATCTATTGATGAACCAACAATCTACGATGCAATGCTTAAGGTAACTCTGATAAACGCCGTAAGGAGAGTTTATCTTCCTGGCTGTAAACATGATTCTGCAACTGTTCTTCAGGGGAAGCAGGGGATAAAAAAATCTTCCTTTTGGCAAACGCTCTTTGGCCCTTTTTTCTCGGACGCTCTTGATGACATCTCTTCAAAAGATTCGATATTGACTTTACATAGATCATGGGGAATGGAATGGGCCGAATTAGATTCGATCACATCTCGAAAACACGCTGGTCATATTAAATCTTTTCTATCTCGTTCCACAGATTTCTTACGGGTTCCTTACGGTAAAGCTGTAGAAGAATGGCCTCGAACTGGCATTATTGTTGGTTCCTCTAATAAAGAATCTGGCCTGTTATTTGATGACACTGGCAACCGCCGTTTTCATGTTATTCCTTGCACCGCTACATCCATTGATCTTGATTCACTTCAATTAGAACGTGATGCTATTTGGTCGGCTAGTGTTGCCGCTTGGAAAAATAAAGAATCACATTTCCTAACTTTTGAACAGGAAAATCAAATAGAAAAAGAAAACCTTGGATACATGGTTGATTCACCTTGGCTAACAGTAATTAACCAATGGCTAAACAATCCTACGAATCAAATTAAAGACGTAACCATTGAATTACTCTTGACCGATGCCATAGAAAAGCCAGTAGAACGGCAAACGAAATCAGACACCATGACTGTCTCATCTATTCTCAAAAGTCTGAAATATGAGAGAAAGAAAAAAAGAGTGGAGGGAACACCTAAATGGGTTTGGAACCCTCCAAACTCCTAAAGTTCCCACCTGTTCCCACCTTGTTCCCACCACTGGGAACGCTCAAAAACCACTCGGTATCTACCTTCTTACTATATGTTCCCTTTGTTCCCTATGTTTTATATATAAATATAGAGATAGGTATATAGGGGGTATATATATAGCTCAGGTAAGTTTGTAAGAAAGGTAGGAACACGTGGGAACGTGGGAACACCATCTAGTCTCATTTCTGTCTCATGCACGTCTCAAAAAAGAATCAACCCGTTGTTGATCGTCTTATTCTTCTCCTCGCTCAATCTGAACATGTTGCGGATGCAATCTTGGATAATGCCCTTGATGATGGTGAACGAGTAGACCCTGATGTTGTTGCTGGTTTAACTCAATATTTAGTACGAATTGCAGATATACTCTCTACAGCAGAAGAAGCTGATTTAAAACCTTTATCCAATGAATAAGCTATATTTTGCTTATGGCTAAAAAAGCAACAGACAGAGAAATTGATTGCAGGGTTAATTCTGTCTACAATTTATTAATTAATGGCCACAGTAAAACTCAAGTCGTTCAGTACTGTGCGGAGAATTATGATGTCAAATTACGCATGGCAGAAAACTATATTGCACGAGCTCGTAAATTGCAGCAGCTAGATGCTGAACTTGAGCGCCCAACCTGGCTTTTGTCTGCTTTATCTCGTCTGCAAAATTACGAAGCTCAATCTGCAAAACGTGGTAATCATCAAGCTGCCCTCCGTGCTGTTGAACTTCAAGCTCGTCTCTTACGGTTTGATTTGAATTGACTTCTTTAATTACTGGGATATGTGATAACGAGCCGTTAATGGCTTTTGCTGAAAAGGCTGCTTTTAACACTCCTCCTTCAAGCAAAGAAGTTATTTCAAGAATTTATGAAGGCTTATTGCCTCATCAAAAACAATTTTGTGATGATACTGAACATCGAAAATTAGCTTTAGTTTGTGGATTTGGAGCTGGTAAAACTCACGCTTTAGTCTCTAAAGCTTGCATCTTGGCAGCAATGAATGTTGGGTTCGTTAGTGCTGTCTTTGAGCCAACTTCTCCGATGCTTAGAGATATTTTGATTCGTACTTTTAACGAGCTTCTGGAGCAGTGGGAAATACCTTATGAGTTTCGAGTGTCGCCTTTGCCTGAATACAAATTAATTTTTGAAGAAGGAAATCATACAATTTTGCTTAGAACAATTTTGACTTATCAGCGTTTAAGAGGTCAGAACTTATGTGCTGTTGGTTTTGACGAGGCAGATACTGTAGGTCAGTACGATGCAGAACAAGCCCAAACAATGGCACTTGCCAGATTGAGATCAGGCAATATTCAGCAGTTTTATGTTTCTACTACTCCAGAGGGATATGGATATTGCTTTAAAACTTTTGAGAAGGAAGCAAAACCTGATACTGCTTTAATCCGTGGAAGAACAATGGATAATCCATTCCTCCCAGAAGGATTTATTGATTCGTTAAAAGAGAATTATCCACCTCAGTTGATAGCCGCTTATCTTGAAGGGCAATTTACCAACTTAAATACGGGATCTGTTTATTCTCGTTTCTCTAGGGATATTCATGTGAAAGATAAATTACCTGATTATCGAGATGAAATTTTACGCTGTGGAATTGATTTCAACATAGATAATACAAATGCTGTTGTTGGGGTGCAAGACGGAAATAAGCTCGTCATAATAGATGAAATTGCGAAAGCTCACGACACTGACGCATTAGCGAAAGAGTTGATCAGACGCTATCCCAAAAGACGAATACTCATTTATCCAGATAGCTCTGGGGGGAATCGGTCCACAAATGCACAGAAGACAGACATTGCCATCCTCGAAGGTTATGGATTCACAAATCAAAGCCCGAAATCGAACCCACCAATCAAAGATAGAGTCTCGTCTGTTCAAGCTCTTTTATGTAACGGCAAAGGAGAATCAAGGTTGGAGATTAGCTCCAGTTGCCGAACCTTAATTGAGTGTCTTGAATTACAATCTTGGGATGAAAAAACAGACCTACCAGACAAGCAAAATGGGCACGATCATTTCCCCGATGCGCTCGGATATATGGTTTATCGTGAGTTTAATTTGTTATATGCTCGATCAGGAAGAGGAACGGGTATTAGAATTTATTAGCTTTTATCTATAAACTGTTTACATAGTGTCGAGGTTTAATCGTGTATAGCGGCTATCAGCATTACAACCGAGAAAAAGCCGCCGCAGGTGTGACGGTAGAAGCCCCATGTTTTGCTTGGCAGAATATGGAACCGCATTGGATTCTTATAGAAGACCTCCAAGGAGGGTCGTTTGGTATTCGTAAAAAACACAGAAGGTATCTTCCACAAGAACCTTCTGAGCAAGATGTCTCTTATGATGCAAGACTTTCACGTTCTGTTGTCCCTCCATATCTGCAACGCATTGAGAGAATGTTGGCAGGAATGTTAGTTAGAAAACCTGTTCGTTTGAATGATGTTGGTGATCAAATAAGGGAAGATTTATTTAATGTAGATTTACAAAATAATGATCTTAATGTGTGGACGTTTGAGTTATCAAAATTGGCTATTCGCTATGGCCATGTAGGTGTACTCGTAGATGCTCCAGCCGCAGGACAAAAAGGCCGTCCATATTGGGTGACTTATACCCCTAGAGAAATTCTTGGTTGGAGGACAGAAGTTATTGATGGGATGCAGAAATTTACACAGCTAAGGCTTTTAGAAAAAGTATTTGAAGCAGATGGCGATTATGGAGAAAAAGAAGTTGAGCAGGTAAGGGTATTAACGCCTGGAGCTTTTGAGATCCACCGCAAAAATGAAAAGAGTGGTGAATATGATTTATATGAAGAAGGAACAACATCATTAACAGAAATTCCTTTTGCTGTTGCTTATGCAAACAGGGTGAACTTTATGGAGTCACGTCCTCCACTAGAAGATATCGGGGAATTAAACTTACGCTCGTATCAATGCGGTTCAGATCTTAGTAACCAATTACATATAAGCAGTGTTCCCATGCTGGCTTTCTATGGTTTCCCTCAGTCAAGTGAAGAAGTAAGTGCTGGACCAGGAGAAGCAATTGCCTTTCCTGCTGAAGGTCGAGCTGAATACATCGAAATCACAGGAAAAGGTTTTGAAGCTCAATTTAAGCAACTTGAACAGATCGAAAAGCAAATAAATAATTTAAGTCTAGCGGCTGTGCAAGGATCCAAGCTATCCGCAGAGACAGCAAAATCAAAAGAAATAGACCACTCTCAAGGAAATAGTACGCTAATGGTCTTGGCACAGCAGATTCAAGATTTAATTGATAACTGTCTTCTGTTCCATGCGAATTATTTAGGAAGCAACGAAGCTGGAAGTAGTTTTGTAAATCGTGACTTCTTGGCAGCTCGTCTTGATCCGCAAGAGATAGGAAGTTTGCTGCAACTTTATACTGCTGGCACGATCACGCAAGAAACCTTATTGAAACAGTTAGAAGAAGGGGAGGTGTTAGGAGATGAATTTGATATAGAGCAAGAGTTGGAATCTACTCAGATGGGCGGTTTAATTGATATGGAGCAACCGCAAGAAGAAGTGACAGAAGAAGAAGTAATAGAAGAAGATGAATAATGA